TTATTTTTGTGAATACTTCTTAAAAATTCCAATAATCCAATTAATTAAAAATACAGTTAAAACACCAAAAGCAAGCCCATCTAAAATTTTAAAAGTTATTGTATCAGGTGACGGAAGTAAATAATTCATGGTACAACGAAGCATAATTACCAATACTAAAGCTTTTAAAAAGTAATTAACTTTGTCCAATTACCATTCTCCTATTATTTTTTAATCTTACCCCTTTTAGATTATCATTTATTAATCAATTAAAATACTAATAAAATAATATCTCAATTAAAATCAAAAATGCCCATCTGAATATTTTCAGATAGGCTCTATTTAATCCTCTAACGGTACATTATTAACAATCATTGTTCTATTAGGATAGTTTTCTTTTATTTTATCTAGCTCTCTCTGTTGATCTTCTTCATCGCCCTCATTCCATTCACCAATATTAACAATTACTGGAGTATCACCAGTGAACTCTTTTTTCTCGGTAAATAGTTTATGATACTTGCCAAGCATATCTCTAGCACGTAAACGGTCACTCGGCTTAATAGGTACTTCTACCATTTCTACATGCTCATTATAAACTAGGTTCATTCTGTCAGTATCGGGATTGCGTTGAAATTCACCACGTTTAACGACAACTTCTCTCACTTCACTCTCATCACCTACTGCTGCATTACTTAAGATATGAAGTAATTCGTTAGCAGATAGCACGCCTTCGTCAATGATTCTCTTACGTTGCTCATCAATATACTTAGCTACTTTCTTATTCTTTAGCAGCCTACTTCCCTGTTCACTTGCAGTATGAGGACTATAACCAGCTTTAATAGCACTTTGTGTAATGTTCAGTGTCTTTAGGTACTCTGACACAAATTTTTCTTGTCTAGGATTTAATTTACTCATTTTTTACCTCCTTTCCAATAATTATTAAGAGAAAAGGTAATTTACTTATCTTTGATAATTCGATTTGCCTTAGCTAACTCTGAAAATCTTTTGCTATTTTTCGATTGTTGGGTTAGCTCATCTTTACGTAGGTCTCTAAGATTTTGTGAAAACTGTTCTTCTACAACATCCAATAAATCACTGCATTCTTCTCCAGAAAGTGTTGTTTCAGTCAAAATGTAATTCTTAACTTTATCTAAATTGTATTTTCTAGCCATTATTTAGCACCTCTATTTTTCAATTTATTTCTTGTATCAACGAATGGTAATTCATCTGCCCCAATATAGTTACTGTATTGATTCGGATTAAAATGATTTCTTATTTCATTTCTTACGACTTCATCTTCTTCAAAGTTTTCTAGGTCATAAAGTCTTACATATCTATAAAACTCAGCTCCATATTTATCATTTAACATTTCGATTTCATCTATTACTTTATTATATTCATCTATGATTGGTTTAAATTTCGACAGTATGCGTTCTTTATCATTCTGATATAAATTGGGAAGCTCTCCCTGATGTTTGATAATATCTACAGCTTTTTTACGTCTGGCTTCATCAAAGACCTCTTTTTTAGTTGCTAAACGTTTTTCTAATGCTTTTAATTTTTTCTCGTTACTATCAAATGTAGAATAAAGTTTATCAGCTTCATCATCTTTTGAGTTTGCAATTAGTTCTTTATATTTAACTTTATCTTCTTTAATTCGTTGCGTGAGTTCTTGACGTTCTTTTTCAAGTTTATTGATATTCTCTCTTTGACCTGTCACATATTCATTGTATTCATTAAAGTATTTAGCTGTTTTCAATGATATACCTCGTTTCAGTTATATTTTTTAAAATTATTACTCTTGTGCAATCTCAGCAGCACCACGTACTAGATAACCTTAAATATCCATTTTCTTTAATGCCTCATATCGCTTCATACTCCCCTCAATATGACGCTTGATACTTCTTAAAGCTAATTCTTTTTGTTCATCAGATTTAACCATAAAATAGCCTTTTGAGTCCTTTTTATAGCTATATCCGATAGCATAACCATAATCAACAACTAGGCTATGGATTGTGTTTCTTAACCATCTATCGTTGTTTTTATTAAATTCTATGTTTAGTTGGTTAAAAATACTTTGTTTCGTAATAATCTCTTGCTTAGTATTGCGTAACACATTTAATACCTTAATGTGATCGCTCGTTAATTCTTTTTCAATTGTAATTGTCATAAATTATTCCTCTTTTCATCTTTAATGAGGAGGCACTATATAGACAATAACTAAAACCACAAATATTCAATCCTTATTTTTGTCCGATATATAGAAGTCATTTACTTCCTAACACTATTATACTAAATTTACACCTAAATAACAAACGTATGTTCCGATATTTATAGAATTTAAATAACTCCTTAACAATCTATAAAGTGTTGTTATATAAGTATTTCCATAGATTTTCACACTGTTCCACAGACATTCATTAATGGAACAAATGTTCGTTTTATGCCTGGATTATTTCTTGAATAACTAACAAATCTTAACAATTGCGATTTACATATAAAAAAGCCATGCACCTACTAAGTGCATGACCTATAAATTTATACATATTCTTTTAGATTTTTAATTTGTTTAATATTCATCTTATAAATAGGTTTAGATTTACCATTTACATTATAAGTACGTTCAATCAGATTTTTAGGTAATTGAGCAATCTCATATGCTAGACCTATTGGCATATCTACATTAGGCATATCATCTGGCGTTTTCTTAATTCTTTCCAGCACCCACTTATATTTATCATAATTATTCTTGTTGATACCATTCAACACACAATATAATTTCCATGCTGCAAACTCAAAATGTTCTTCTACCTGTTCTAATTCTAAGCAAATATTAATATACTTAGCTTTGCTGTTATCCCACTTGTAAGGAATAGTTGGAATAATATTTTTATCATAATAAGTAATTGTAGTTTCCTCTACTACTTCACAAGTAACATAAGGCTTATTTAAATCTAATGCAATCACTAAAGGATATAAATTTCCTACTACATTATCATCACGATCTATAAATACATGCTCATTACTATATAGCGTATAATCTTTCTCTCTAAATTTTAAAAATTCTATCAACACATCATCAGTTAGATTTAAGTCTTTAATATCTTTATCAACTAATGTCATTGTTTCACACCTTTGTAATAAGAATGTTTCAGCTCATTCAATCGTTCAATTAACACTTTACTATCGACTTCATTCGCCTGTTCATTCTGAATAAACTCAGTAATGATTTTAAGCCCCTCAACTAATTCTGGTGCTGGTTCATTAATTCCAGTAGCTAACTGATACAATGCCTCCATATTACCTATAACATCTGCATTACTAGTTTGAACGCCCTCAAGTTCATCTATATTGAAATCTCTACTCATGTAGTCGAACATGTCACTATTGTTACTTTCAGCAAAGGTTTCCAGTCCATACATGAAATAATCATTATCAAACATGAAACTAGCCATCATATCGCTTATAGTGTCATGTGTTCCATCATGTAAATCATATCCAGTATAATGCCCCTCAATGCTCTCAATGAGTTTCTCAGTATGCTTTTCTGACGCAATCTCAAAAGTTTTTCTCACTTCACAATCTTTTATTAATACATGAGCATACATTTTACCTTTACTTACTAGATACACAATATTAAACGGATCGTTATATATCTTAAATGCAAAAGGTAATTTATAACTACTTTCACATAGTCCAGTAAAATATCTTAATAATGTTGCTGCTCTAGTTTCAAATTCATTTGCTATAATTTCAACGTTCATACTATACACGTTCCTTTCTTCTAATCATTAAATTTTCGTTATCTTTTCCAACTTTACCGATACTTTTAAAATTATGTCTTTTAAAATATTTTGTATTATTATCGCTCTCAGTCCATAAGCAAGCCTCAAGATTAAGTTTTGTAGAAATTGCCAATATATCTTTTATTAGCATTTTTCCATGTCCTTTTTTAAGTGAATTTAAGTTATCTATTTCAATGATCCAATCACTATTAAAATATTGACTAAGTAACGGATTAGGCTTTCTAATATTAAACTTTATTAGTGCTTTGAAATCTTTAGTTATCAATGATATATCCCCACCAAAACAATAGAGATAATATTTTTTGTTTAATAAAATAACTTCTTGAATAAAGATTTTATGAGTTTTAGTAGAATTAGTTAAAAGACTTATAATCAAACCTTTAGCCATGTTTTCTTGTTCCATTTTCACATGCTGCTGAAATTTATTATTATTTATAAACATCTTAAATTGTTGGTGTCCTATTTCTGTAATTGTTGGCATACTTAACCTCCATGTTAATTAAATGTGGTACTAGTACCCAATGCGTACCCGTTATTAATTATTGAGTGGGTACTCTTGAAATCGTTGATAGACAAGGGTTTAAGGTTATTAGTACCCGTTGTACCCGTTAAAATACTTTTAGCATGTACATTTAAATAGTGAGTATTAATTAGTTATAAAATCTAAATTTCTTAAAATTATATACACTATTATTAATTAGTGGGTACTTCGGGTACTATCTTTTTCAAACCTTGATATTACAATGTTTATCGAGTACCCGTTTTCTATTTCTAAGTGGGTACTCAACGGGTACATGTGGTACTTTTAAAATTCTGAATGTGGATTGTGAGAATTTGAGAAATCAAATCCCATTTTTTTACCTCCGTATTTAATAATTGTGTACGATACACAGAGCTGTACACTACATATTTTTTAAATGTGTACCAGTTAAAACGTTGATACAAGTAGGTTTAAAAGATTAGTACACAGAGTACACATTCTTTTTAAAAGATATTTGTATATTGAATAAATGTAATAATTTTTAAGCAATTAAAGTTTTTTTATTAAAATATATATTATTACTGTGTACTTTGTGTACAATGTGTACTACTTATCTTAAAACGTTGATATCATAACTTTTATAGAGTACACACTCTTTTAAAAAGAATGTGTACATATGTGTACTAAATTTCACTTGTATAAGGACTATATGAAACTGAAAAGTCAAAGCCTAATTCTTCTACAATACTTTTTTTAATTGCATATCCTAAATGTCTTTCAGAATTATGTCTAACTTGTTTTTGAAGTCTATTCTTATCAGTGATTAAATAGCCTTTTTTCTCCCATTGAGATGTAATAGTTTGAGTTTCATATCCTAACTTAGCTTTAACAGTTTCATTTTTAATACATAAATAATCAGATTTATAAACTGCCATAATCTCACCATTATTAACTGGACTATATCCCTCACCGATAATGTTGTTTCGATTAGCGTCTAAATATTCCAATAGTCCCTCAAGCATTTGTTTAGGTTTGTCTATCGTTTTATTATTCTTCAACATATTTTCATATGCTTGGTTAATAATCTTGTAGTAGTCATGTTCAAAGCCATCAATATCATTAAGAATTTCACCAGTAAGCTGTAACAAGGCAAAGCACTTTCCAATACGTTGCATTACTTCATTAATACCTTTTTCATTAAAATATCTTAAATAGCTTTCAAAACTTTCTTTATATTCATCTTTTTTTGATTGATATTGTTTAATAAATTCAATTCCTAGCGTTCCGTAATTTTCTCTAAATTCATGATCTAATGAGATGAAATCAAAATTATCTGGGTAAGGTTGTTCTTCTAAAGTAATGACACGAGCCGATACTCCAGCTTTATCTTCTGCCATATTCGTAATTGAGGCCTCACCAGTAGAAAGCATGATGTTTTTCCATTCTCTCTTTTCATCAATAGTTAAATTCTTATTACTTCGGCTTTTACTTTCACCACTTGAATAGTTGTAGACCGCATTAGCTATAAAATTAGGTGATATATTACGTGTATCATCTTTAAACATTGGAAAAGAGTTCAAAAATGCAGCCATAGCCTCAATGCTGTTTCTAGTAGAACTCCATGTAGTTGTGAGGTCAGTAGTCCCCCACACACTAGCTACTAGATTTAAAGTGAATGTTTTACCTGTTGAAGTACTTCCAGCAAGTTCAACAATAAATGGCATAATATCAAATTCATAAAGCAATACCGAACCTAGTGAGGCATATAACATCACCATAACCATAGGTAAATCTTTAATTTTTATAAATACTTTTTTTGAATAATCTTCGATTGTCCCTTTAGATTTAAATGAATTTACTAGTTTTTGAAAGCCTTTATCGTTATTAAAAAACTTGATATTTTTATGTTCCATTTCATCTTTATAAGGATAAATAAAGTAATCTTTTACATGACCTAATCGAGTTGCTACCTTTATATTGATAGGTGGACTATATCGCTTAGATTGATTGATATAATCAACTAATTTTGATGAAGTATTTGAAGTTACATCTAGTTTTCTATTTGCTAGTTTGAGGAGTTGTCTATTATCAGTGATTTCTTCGGCAGTAACATTTAAATTTACTGGTGTTCTATTATCAAAAAAGCGCATGTTATAACTTACTTCACCATTTTCAATATTTTCATATCTAGTATTGATTTCTGGAATAGTAGTAGTGATAAATTTTTCTTTATCTGGCACATCTTCTTTTCTACTTGGAATAACTTGATAGAGTGCTGCACCATAACTATTAGGTTTCACTTTGTAACCATCTGGGATAAAATCAGGAGTATATGTCTTTTTATTCATATTTTCTTTAATTTCGTTCATAATTTCATCATTAGTAAAGTTCATAGAAAACTCCTCTCTAGTTGTTATAGTGTTTTTTCATAATAGATTGAAATGTAGAATTAATCTCACGTTCATTCATTGGTGGTGTGCATGATTGCCCCCACATCAAAGCAAAAGAATACACTATATATTCGTTCACTCTACATTTCAACAAATGACCTATAAGACTTGTTAATGAGGAATTACGTCCACCTTCACTAACACCAAATGCAATTTCTTTCCAATAACTTGAATCACGTCTTTTAAAGTTTTGAGTAGAATTTTCTTGAGTAGAAATATCAAACAATTTAGCCCACTCTTTAAGTGTCGATTTATCTAATATTGCAGCATCGTTAAATTGAAATTCAAAAGGACTTTCATTACTTTTTCTGACTGGTAACGCCATAGCCCTAGATGGTTGATAACTGCCCTCATCAATTTTGCACGCAATTTTTTGTGCTAATGTTCTCACATATGCACGATATTCATTTGCACTTATACGCTCACTCAATGGCACATACAAGCGTATTCTAGGACTGTTATTTGTGTGTCTAAATGTTGTATGCCAAAACCATGCAAAGCCTTCTAATTCGCTTTTAATTGACTTGTGTAGCATGTTCAAATTATCTTCATCATCATAATCAAGTACAAGCACATCTCTATAAAGTACATTGTCATCATTTCTATATTTTCGATATTCATTACCTTTATCATCTACACCATCAGCAACATCACCATATACTGCTGTCCCTCTAGCGTACTTATTGCCATTATTTTGTGGAATTGATAAACGACTAATTAATTCACTCCACTTAGGTTGAGAGAAGTTTTTGAATGAAGTTGATTTTTCATTTTCATACCAAACCACACTCACTTGAGTATCATTTTCTAATTGAATTATGATCAATTTTATACCTCCATGTATTAAAACAAGAGCAAAGATGTTATAATACAAATGGAGTATTTTCTTATTGCTCTTGTGTTTTATAAATTTTGTAAATTACGCGTTATCTGATTTAGTCGCCAAACTATTCACATCAGATGACGCTCTTTTTAATTCTTCCATTGCATTGTTGTAATGATGTTCCACTTGTTCAATCATTGAACTCACATCAGTAAAGATTGAATTGATAACTGCAAGACAAACAAAATGATTTTGAATGCTTTCATTTGCAGTATATGTTGCTACTTGATCGTTAGACGCAACTAGCATTTTCTTATATTTCTCAGCACGTTCCATTTCATCTGCTACTAAGTTTCTGAGTGCGCTGAGTTTAGAAGTTAAATCTGCACTTACTACTTCATCTTTGATTTCGTGAATTTGATATTTTAATTTTTTCATTTACTACTCCTCCAATCTTTCAACAAAAACTAGCATTTCTTCAACAGCTAATTTTAATTCTTCAATATCGTCTTTAGTTAAGAACTTACTAATATTAGAATCTTCGTAAATGATAGGGAAATCTGTAAAAGTTTCAGTAGCTTGAACAAGATTTTTGTATTCTTGATAATCATTAGTGATTTCTAAAATCTCATTATTATTTAAATAAGGGTACATTTTTTTAATAATTGAAATATCTTTGTTACGACGTTTTTGTAATAGTTTCGTCATTTTTTTAATATGCTTTTTGTCTTTAAAAATTAAATCGCCACTTACTTTACTTTCAATATTTTTGTAATCATTTTTAGTTAAATTTTTCATCTTATTCATTCTCCTCATTGATATTAAAATTTTTCTCTAACTCTTGGACTGCCCATTTCATTATTATTTCAAGATGTTTTTCTCGATTAATTTGTGAAACTACTTCTTGACCGTCTTTAAACTCGGTGTGTTCATAGTTTTCAAAGTGATTATAAATACTTGTTTTAAGTTGATATTTTACGTGTTCTAATACATCAATTTGTTCTTGATTCATTTTATTAATCCTCCTTTTTATATTCGTACTTATCAACTATTGGCAAAGTTAAAGTTTGTATTAGTGCAGTTATTGCAATCCCATGAATAAAATCAATAGAGTATGCATATAAGCAACCAATTGTTATAGCTAGTATTGATAGTAAAATATATAATCTCATTTGTTTCACTCCTTTTTACATCCAATCTTTATGACGTTTTTTCATGTACTCTTCAAAACGTGGAATACTGATAACTGTCATCGTTGATGATAGAGAGTAATATAAATCATCAATACCTTTATGATCTTTCTCCCACTCTATTAGTATTCGTCTAACTGATGAATAGCTAATACCAAATATTTCGCTTAATGCCGACGGTTTAGCAAATAACGGTTTGATTACAACTTGCTTTGGTTCTGTAATTACATTTTCTTTAGTAGGTAAATCTTGCAGCTTTGTTCTAGGCATTCAACTCACTCCATTTCATAGCAAAACATAGCGTCAAACTTAAAAAAATATCTCATCAATAGTAATTGACGGAAATAATTCTTTTTCCAACAACTCTTTAAACTTTAACATCTCCTCTTTGTTAAAGTTTACATAACCATTCTCTTTCATCCTATATGCTTGAGTAGATATTTTAAATTCTTGAGCCATTGATTTTTGAGATTTCCCGAGCATTTTTCTATATCCAGCTACTTTATTCATTTCAACACCTTCTAAACATAGTAAAACATAGCGTTATGAAAAAGTCAATATATAACATAGTAAAACATAACAAAATGTTTTATAATGATTAAAAGAGGTGATTCACTTGGATAAGGTTGAGATAGGTAAAAAAATCAGAAGTATTAGAAAAGAATTAGGACAATCTATGACAAAATTCGGAGAAACTATTGATAAAGAAAAGCCTGTAAAATCTGGGGTAGTATCAAATTGGGAAAACGGAAAGCAACTACCGAATAACGAAAGAAGCAAGAAAATTGCAGAACTAGGTAATATGACATTAAATGAACTTTTTTATGACTCTCCAGAAGAATATCTTATTGACAAATTAGGTGATTCTTTTTTCGATAAGTTAGACGATGATATTGATATTGATGGAATATATTTTATATTATCCGTTTTAGTAGAAAAATATTCCGAATCTCAAAACAAAGAATATTATCAAAATTACAATTTAATAAACGAATTAGATTTAGAAGACTTGTTAAAATCTGTAAAGTTAAACATTAATAATTATATACCCTTTATGTTAGAAGTGTTAAATAATATTGTTAACTATATAAAAATGCAAAACTCAGAAATTATTAAAAAGAGGTTACCAAATGAACTTGCGGAAATAATAATAGAAAGTAAAGAAAACGGTTTAAATATTAAATCCTCTACACTATTGAACTATGGTTTTATATTAAGCAGTATAGATCCCTATGATTATCATGAACATTCTGAATCATCAAACCTTATAGAGAATTTAAAAGAATTTAATTATCGCTACTTAACTCTTTTAGAACACATTAATAATAATACTTATGATCCTAATATTATACTAGCTGACTCTTTCGTAATAGAAAGAATTATAGATAAGATATTAAATTTATCAGAAGATGCCGAATCCAAAAATAAGATGAATTTATTTTTGCCTTATAAAGACTTTTTAAAGAATGTAAATGATGAACAACTTCCTGAGCTACGTTTAAATATGAACAAAGAATTATTCAAAAAATCTAATGAATAATATTTTTTAATAGGAGGCTCACTCACATGTGGCATGAGAAATTTACTAACAAACATGGTGATGTACAATATCGCTATTATGAGAAGTACAAAGACCCTCTCACAAACAAATGGCGACGTGTTAGCGTGGTACTTAATAAGAATGGTAAGCAGTCACAGAAAGAGGCTCAGAAACTCTTAAATAAGCGTATAGAGGCGAAGTTGAACGATAAGACACCTACTACACTTAAGTCACTAACTTTCCATGCTGCATGTGATGAGTGGTTAGAGTATTATAAAAATCACTCTGGTTCAAAGGCTACAACCATTAAAGAAAAAGTAAGTAATACAAACACAGTTAAAAATGCTATTGATAAAGAAGTGCTGATAAACAACATCACACATACATATCTACAAAATATTATTAATGAATGGGCTAAATTACACAGTAAAGGTCATGTTCAATCACTAGTTATCATTATTCGTTCTGTGTTCAAATATGCCTTTAAATACTATGATCTACAAGATATAAGTGTACTAGATAAAATTGATATCCCTAAAAAAGCTAAAACTAGAGATGAGCTACAAGCTAAACGAAACAATTATTTAGAAGATAGTGAAGTTAAAGAGATATTGGATTGTTTCGACTATCTAATAAAGCATAAAAACCATTCATCTCGTAAACGTAACTACAATATGGTTAAAGCTATAGTACAGTTTCAAATTGCCAATGGCATGCGTATCGGCGAGCTACTAGCTATTAAATCAGACAATATAAACTATGCAGATAAAACTCTAGATATCGACGGTACAATTAATTGGGTAACTGATAAAGAAACGGGAGCATTTGGAGTAAAAGAAACTACTAAAACAAGTAAAAGTTATAGAACAATAGGACTAACTACTCAAAGTATCAACTTACTTAAAACACTTATTTTGGATAATAAGAAAGAAAACCAGTGGAATGAAGATTTTATTGATAGAGGGTACATATTTACAAATACAGCTGGTAGTCCTATCGACTTGAATAAAATAAACAACATTATCAAAGAGGCTACTGATATTAGTTCAATAAAGAAACGTGTTACAACGCACACATTACGTCACACGCATATATCCACACTTGCGCAAATAGGCATTAACCTAAAAGCTATACAAGACCGTGTAGGCCACTCAGACTATAAAACCACCCTAGAAATATACACACATGTTACTGATCAGATGGCTAAAGATATGATGAATAAATTAGAAACTATCAATATTGTTTGA